GTCCTCGTTGTCGTCTCCGAAATCACCTTCAAGAAGCTCCACGTAGCGCTTTGTAGAGCCGTTAATCGTTCTCTTGACGATCATGTAAACTTCATCCCGGCCATCTCCCGGAATGACCGCCAAGGATTCAAACTCTCCGTCCGTGATGTGCCTGTGCCAGGCGACTACGTCTTCGGCCCGGAAATAAGTCAGCCCAAGCAGTACTCCGTCTTCACGAATCACCCAGATAATCGAATCCGGGTCCTGGGCGTAGGCGAATGACTTCATGTAGCCTTGGGAGATGTGTTCGGCCAGAAGGGTTAAATCAACCCCAACATAGCCGTCAGCGTCATAATTGTAAGTAAATTCAAACATTTTCCGCCGGTGGTTGCCGATAAAGATAACCGAGTGATGAATCAAAAGACCCTGGGCCGAACTGGAGCCGAACGAGGTCTCACGCAGAAAGCGCTGGTTGGTCGGGGTAATGGCCTCCATAACACTGGACGCCCCAGCGGTCCACTCTGAGCCCATAGTCAGCAAGAACAGCCGCTTGTGGTCGACAATGGACATAATTTTATTGACGTACTTGGAGGCGATGGTGTACTCCAACCCGTCGTCATCCGAAGCGCCGGTGCTCATGTCGGTGAAATCGCCGGACTTGCTGGCCCAAAGGGTTTGAGGCTCGTTCGGAGTAACGCCCCACCAACAGCGCTGTTCAAAGAAGCCGACCGCCCCCGGATAGTTTCCCATACTCCAAGCGGATGGCGTAGAAACGAAAGAAACGTTGCTGATTGTCCAATCGTCATGTCCCAGCCTAGTTAAAACCTGGGGAGCCGTGGACTGCTGGGCCATGTACATAATATCTGCAGTCTGGGCGAACTTGATGCTGTCCAACTGGGCGGTTGAATAAGGGGTTGAAAGCTCATAGATGAGGTTGCGTTCTTTCAAAGAAAAATCGTCAAAGTAGCCGTAGAGCCCGGAGCCGCCCGCCACGTCCCAGTAAGCCCGGACCGCCAAGGTGGTGCAGGTGGAGGGCAACATGAAAGCCGCAGACTGATTAGCCCAGGCCGAACCGGCAGACGCCAGTGACCCGGAATCAATGGCGGCGCTATTGGTCACGTCCCAAATCTGGTAGTACCAGTTTGAGGCGGTTCCGCCCCTGACCGAGAACTCCAAAAGATAGCTGCCCCCGGAGACGGCTGACAGGCCGGTGCAGGTCTGAGATATGCCGGGGTCGGAAGCCGCTCCGCCGATGACCTTGCAGCAATTGCCGGTGGCCCCAGAGGCAACGTGTGACAGCGTGGCCCCGTTCTCAGCGTTCCATCCGCTGCCGACGCTGGTGCTGAAATCCCCGTTCTCGATGTACTCAGCCCCCCCGGTCAGAACAAGGCCCTGGTCAAAGTAAAACCTAAAGTATTCATCGCCCATCTCGATGACATAGGCTTGTTCTTCGTTGAAAATAAACTCGATCAACCGGGCGGGATTTGAGGAATCCTTGATTTCATTGATGAAGCGGGTGCCGTGCCGCTTAGAGGCCCCGCCGTGCGGATGGACAACGCAGTTTTCAAGACAGTGACAGCCGTTTGGGTATTTGGCTACGTCAATCCGGCCCTCAAGGCGAGGGCTAAGCTCCCCGGCTGTAAAATTGGTTTGAATTGGGGACGTTCGGAACACATCAACTCCGCACTGTCAGAAAGGAGCTTTGCGTTACGACCCTAGCCGTGCCCTGCTGGGCGTTTTCGCCACGGGCCTCGGCGAGCTTGGCGATATAGAACTTGAAAGCCGTCTCGGCCAGAGAAGTTGAAGTACTTAATTTAAGAGCGATGGCCGCTCCCAGGGCCGCCGCAATTGTCGTTGCCAAAAGTGGGCTGAACTTCCTGGGGTCGGTCAACCGGGAAGTATAGGTAATCTGGGCCGTGTCTTCGTCCGTCAGGAGTTCCCGGCCCTCAACGGTGAATGCCGCACTCTGTCCATAGGTGTCCTCGTTAAGGGTCAACACCTTGAGACAGTAAGGGTCTGTCGGAAGATTGTATTTGTAACTGTAGCCGAAGGCGGGCGCATCTGAGAGTTGGGCAAGCTCCTGGCGGGCTCGGGCCTCGTCCCAGGGGTGCATTTGCAAGACTTCATCCCGCACATCATCAAAAACCGCCTTGCACAGGTTGGCTTCCCTGCTGCCCTCGTCTATGGAGGAGATGGAATTTCCGCCGATGTAGATCAGAGCCCGGTTGCAGATGGATATTTTACTGGCCACGGCTCAGTCCCTTGTAAAGAGGGGGCAGTCGCCCACCCCCTCCTCGGTTATTTGTTCTTGGCCGCCAACCAAGCCTCATAGGCTTCGTCACGATCCTTGGAGCCGATTTCGATCCCAAGGCGTTTTCCCATTGCGGCCACGGTCGGCCGACCCGCTCCCGCACCGGCCTTGATGACTTCCCCCGCTCGAATCGCATCTTCAACGGCAGTTGTCATGTCTGGCACCGGCGGGGGCTGCTCATGGTCGATGACCTTTTCAGATTCGGCCTGGACAGGTGCGGGCCCGCTTACCCGCTTGAAGTGATGAGGAGGCCGGTAACTGGGCGGAAACACCGCCCGGTCTCCGGCCCTCCAGACCCTGACAGCGCCCGGAGGACCGGCCTGGCAATCCCTCAACGTGATGTACTCACCCACAAGTCACCCCCTATCGTGGCGACTCGCTATCCAGACCGAGCCAGGCGTCAACCGCACCGTCTCCGAAGTTGGCACCGGAAACGGCGAAGCGGAGCTTGATGTACCGCTCCTTGATCGTCGCCGGCAGCCTCACGTCCCACAGGCTGTCACCGGCGTCCATGTCGGCGACGCCAAAAGACAGAGCCTGAGCAGTCAAAAGCGCCGTGGACTGGGCCGTGGAAGCGTCCCCGGTCATCAGAGTGATGGTCAGGGTCGCCTGGGACGCCCCAGCGGAAAGACCGGAGAACTTCTCAACAGCCCTGACGTTGAGAATCAACCGCCCGCCCTGGCCGGGCCTGGGATCAATGGCGTTGCCCCAGGCGTCCTCTTGGGTTCCCAGGTCAATGGTATGACTGGAATAGGTCGTTCCAGTGGTAATGGCCTGGCTCCCGCAGAAGAAGGTCATGTGATCTTGCATGGACATTGTTTCTCTCCTTTGATTCCTTTAGCCGCCTGCTTTAGGTGACCTGGGTTTCGGTGTTCAGAATCTGCTCCACCAGCCTCACGGGACGCCCCCGGAAAGTCATGGTCGGGCGTCCGAAAGCGTCCGTCCACGTGTAATTAACGTTGGATTTATCCTTGGCTGCGATGTCCATCTGAGTGAAGATGGTGGTGTTGCAGTAGAGAACCGCTCCCTGGCCCCGGCGAGGCATCTTGTTTAGCAATTCGATCAGGTTGTCCTCATCGAAGATGTTGGAACTTCCGGAAGTCTCGATGTTCCCGTAACGGGCGCTCCGCCTCGGATCGGAGACCTGCAAACCAACGTGTATCTTGAAGTGGTCCCGGTAGCCCTGGAACTTGTTGTTGTCGGAATCAAACAGGGTCACTTCGCCCAAGTCCTCATGGGAAATTCCCGCAGACTTGTGGCTCTTGGGGTAAATCAAGCTGACCTTGTCCACGCCCCAGTCAACGAGATAGATCGAGGTCAAATCCGAACCGCTGCCGCCGCCGTCGGCGAAGTTGTCCGCCGAAGCATCAGCCAGCCTGGGGGCAAGCCCGGTGAACTGCTCGGTATCAATCCCAGCGTCGCCGTAAATGAGGGTTGCGGCAAAGGTCCGCTCCATGCCCTCCCGGAAGGCAGCCGCTTCGTTCCTGCGGTACCGCTTGGGGTTGGGGGCAATCTCGACCAAGGCCTTATCCACCTCAGAGTAAGCCTCCAACATACCAATGGGCTCATCCCTTTGGATGGTGGTGCTTTTCTCGTTCGGTACTCCCTTGTAGAATCGCCGCCAGAAGCCGAACGGCAGGCCGCCCCGCTGGGTAATGCGGTGATAGGTTTCGCCGTTGGCCCTTTGGTAAGGAGCATCGGCAATGATTTCGTTCGTTTCGTCCAGGATGTTGACGATCGTGGCCAATTCGCCCTTAGGGTCGAGGCGGTTGGCCAGGTCAATCAAGGTATGGGAAGTATGAGCTCTAACAGCCATGAGATTTTCTCCTCGTGGTTAGCCCGGCATGGACCTAGAGAAGTCAAGTAGTTGTTCATCCGCCGGACCGGTTTCACCACGGTCGCCGTCCACAAACTTATCTTCCGCCAAGAGCTTCCCGACCTTGACGAAAAGCCGAATAACATCAGGATTCTTGTAGGCTTGAGATGCTTCCAGATATTCACTCAGGCCAGGGGTGCCGTGAATGCGCACAACCCTGGCGGCCAGGTCGATGTTGTTGTCCCACTCAGACCCGTATTCCTTGGCAAGTTCTTCAAGCGCTTTATCCTGAGCCTCCCGGGCCGCTTTGTCGGCCCTGGAGACGTAGTCATTCCAGCCGTTCGCCAGGTCCGTTATGACGCCCTGGGGCAGTTTGTGCTCGGCGGCCACTTTCCTGACCAATTCAGTCAGGGGTTTGATTTCAGTCATGCCCTCAGGTACGGGGATTTCGTACCCTTCGGGGCCGTCTGGAACCTTCAGCGCCGGGTCGTCAGGCTTTTTGTCGGATTCGGCTTTCTTCTCCGATTCAGCTTTGTCCCGAATCTCGGGCTCCTTTTCAGGCTCCTTGGCCTCGGGCTCTTTTTCTTGCTCCGTTGCTGAATCCGACTGCTGTTCAGCCTGCTGATCCCGGCTGACCTCAGCTTCCTGGTTTTGGTCATCACCAGACTGGTCTCCATCGGTGTTATTCTGGGAGACATCCGGTTCGTTAACTTCTGACATTACAAATCTCCTTTTGCGTTTCTTATTCACCAGGGGAAAGTCTTAGGATCCCCGCTTTAATCCCTGGCGTTCCCATCATTTATTTTTTCTTGCGCTTTCTCCTTTGTGAGTTAGCGATTCGCCAGGCGGATGACTTACTGTAGCCCTTCCGCCTGAGTTTATTCGCCAGGTTGTGAACCGCTTTTGGCATAAAATATCCTTATTTGTGAAAGTTTTTGTATTCCTCTAAGGCGTCCATGACTAAAATCTCACCAAACAGCTTTGGGTCGGCTTCTTTGAGCCAAGCCAGCAGCTTCAGGCCGATATTTCGCTCTCCGTCCAGGAAGAACGTCTTGGAGTTGCCGGTCATAACCGGGTTGAAGATGTGGCAGTTGTTCAGCAGCACCCGAGCCACCCTCTTGCCGTGAGGCGTTGAAAAGGTCTTTTTGACATCTTCGTAGAAAATGATTTTGTCACGCTTTTGAGCCTCATCTAACTCTTGGGCCTCCCCGGCCTCCTGTTCAAAAACTTCTGAATCCCATTTCATTTGAATTTGACCAGTCCCTTGGATGCGGTTTTAACC